ATAATAAAGCGCATCGGTAACATGACACCGATCGAAGCGGCTAAACATGCCAACGCAATTGCAGGAAAGCTAAAAGCTATGGGCGGTGACCTGACATTGAAAGAAGCGGTGGTTGTTCGCGTTTATGCGGCGCTTCTGTTCGAGCCACAAGCAAGTTTATTGAACGCATTTATGGATCGTGCCGAGGGCAAAGTCCTAACGCCCATTGACGTAAGTATCACAAAGGTAATATTTGAAGATGCTGAACCAGACAGTACCGACTAAAACGGTACGCATCAAGAGAGGCAAACCACATGCCGCGCAGCTTCCGATCATTCGGGATGCGCGGCGCTTCAACGTCTTGGTCTGTGGCAGGCGGTTTGGTAAGACAAGATTGGGCGTTTACATGCTGGCGCAGACAAGCACGATGAAACATCCATGCGCGTGGTTCGCACCAACGTACAAAGATATTCTGGAAGTATGGCGTGAGGTCAACATTACGCTAAAGCCGATCATTGTACGGTCAAACATTCAGGAGCGCCGCATTGAATTACAGGACGGCGGAAGCATAGAATTTTGGTCACTTGAAAACGAAGATGCTGGCCGAGGCCGCAAGTACAAACGTGTGATAATTGATGAAGCTGCAAAAGCGCCGTATCTTCAGGCGGCTTGGGAACAGGCCATCCGGCCAACGTTGACCGACTATAAAGGCGATGCGTTTTTCCTGTCCACGCCAAAGGGACGCAATTACTTTTGGCGCTTGTACCAGAAAGCATTGAATGGTGGCGAATGGGCAGCATGGCATTATCCAACTGTATCCAATCCATACATAGATCCAACAGAAGTAGCGGCCGCCAAGCATGACCTGCCAGAAGCAATTTACAGACAGGAGTACATGGCTGAGTTTCTGGACAATGAAGGCAGTGTTTTCCGCAACATTGACGCCTGCATGAACGCAGTTGCTAGTGACCACGCTAGGCATAATATTGTGATGGGCGTGGACTGGGGCAAGCAGAATGATTTTACCTGCATTAGTGTTGGATGTGCGGATTGTAAAGTGGAAATAGCAATAGACAGGTTCAACCAAATTGATTATATATTTCAGCGCGCCAGGCTTACGGCATTACAGGACAAGGTTCAAGCTGGCGTGATATTGGCTGAAAGCAACAGCATTGGTGAGCCAGTGATTGAAGTATTACAGCGTGAGGGTATGCCGGTGCGTGGGTTTCAAACTACCGCGCAGACTAAGCCGCCGCTGATAGAAAACTTGGCATTGATATGTGAACGTGCTGAATGGCAGTTTATACCTGATGCTATTTGGCGCGGTGAGATGGAAGCGTTTGAGCGGACGGTATCACCTACCACCGGCCGCAGCAGTTACAGCGCGCCGGATGGTGTGCATGATGACACGGTAATAGCACGGGCGCTGATGTGCTGGCAGGCGATGGATAGCGGAATATCATTTGGGTTTGTATAGGAGTTGTTATGAATAACGCACAGATGCAAGAAGCAATCAAAACGCTTGTCCCGATGCCTGAATGGGTGGCGGCGTGGGAAGCGCGAGGTAATCAGAACGCGGACGCAGTTACAGCATACATGTCCAGCGCATGGATGGCACGCGCTATTAACATTCGCGCTGACGCCATACCAGTCGCGCCGCTGAAACTGTACACCAAGCAGGATGAAGAGATTGAACAGCATCCGATCCTTGACCTGTTAAACACGGTCAACGATGAATGGAACAAGTCCGACCTGTGGCGATACACCGAGCTGTCATTGTTTGTATATCCTGCGGCCTACTGGCAGAAGATACGCATTGGCAAGAAGCCGCGGGAGCTATTCTTTGTCAACGCTGGCACGATGAAAGTAAACGCTGGCGCTGGCGGTATCCAGTCGTTCAGTAAACTTGACGGGTCAGTTACATTCCCACGCGAGGACATTGTATATTTTCGTGGAGCGTATGATCCCAAGTCTGACCTGACCGGGGTCGCGTTGGCAAGATGGGCAAGCATCGCGGCGATGTCAGAAAACAATGCAGACATCTATTTAAATGCGTTCTTTGCCAACGGCGCAGTTCCGCCGCTTGTATTTGCATCCGATAATCCAGTAAGTGAAACAGATATGGCGCGCTTCACACAGTGGTGGAACAAGCTATTCCGAGGCGCACGCAACAGTCACAAGACGGGCATCATGGGCGGCGGGCTGAAGCCAATACAGTTAGGCAGCAACTTGAAAGACCTATCACTGACAGAGGTACGCGCAGAGATACACCGCACCATCAGCACCATCACGGGCGTTCCAGAATTGCTTATCAGTCCAACAGGCGCGGATCTAACGCCAGTCAAGATGGCGGAAAGCATCCTGTATAACATGACCATCCTGCCGCGCTGGAAATGGTACGCCGAAGTGCTGAACAGCGAACTACTGACAGAATACAGCGACCTCGTGAAATCAGGCGCTTACCTGGCGTTTGATACAACGGACGTTCCAGCATTGCAGGAAGATCAGCAACTAAAAGCGACACGCGCAAAGACTTATGTTGATATGGGCGTGCCGCTTGTGATGGCGCTTGAGATGGCTGACATCTACTTGACCGAGGAGCAACAGGCGGAGTTATCGGTCAAGCCTGAACCAATCGTAGTACCGCCAGTAGTACCAGCCGAGCAAGTCGAGCCGCCAGTCAAGACCATCACCGAATTGAACAGATGGGAAACTAAAGTCATTGCCAAAGGTGCGACTGCGGTCTGGCGTGTGGAAACACTGCCGAATGCGATAGTACACCAAGTCAAGAAAGACCTGGCACGCGGGCGCGACATTGCAGATACATTTGCAGACGCACGCCGAGCCATCAGCACCACGCCATCTGATGACGGCATGAAGGCACTGGCGCAGTCCATTGACGCGATGGTGTTGGCGTCCGTAAAAACAGAAGCGCCATCCATCAATCTGACCATGCCCGCCATCAGCCTGACCGCGCAGATGCCAGCGCAGGGAACGGTCACCGTCAATGTACCAGACCAACCAGCGCCAGTCGTAAACGTGAACGTACCGCAACAACCAGCGCCAGTCGTAAACGTGGCTGCGGCTGTTGTGACAGTACCAGCGCCAGTCGTAAACGTAGCACCTGCAACGATTACATTCCCACCTGCGCCGACTGAAGCCACTATCACCACTGACCGTAACGGCAAGAAAACAATGCGGGTGACAAAATGACCAATCCAGTATATGAACTCATCAACGCCAATAGCGGCGCGTTACCTGCTGGCGTGATCGTAGAAACAGAGACGCAGGTCAGTGGCGCACAGCGGCAGATCGTTGCTGTAAATAATGCGGCGGATGGATCTATTCTAAACGTAACAACCACGCGGGCGGACGACTTCTACAATGATGCGTTCCAGCGATTGCGTGTGTCAAACACTGACCAACGGTTTGATGCTGACTTTACTTACGACCTGTCACCGCTTCTGTTTGACCGCATCGGTTCGGGCGGTACGATCACGCATGACGCAAACTCACGCGATGCAGTTATCGCAATCGCGGCAGCAACCAACGGCCTGAGCGAAGGACTGCGGCAGCATTATGCCAATCCATATACCAAAGGTAACAGCCAGTTTATTGCCTTGACGGGCATTATCAACGGTGGCAATGTAGCGGCTGGGCGGGCTGAGGTGTTTCTGCGGTCAAGCATTACAGGGAGCGTTGTTGAGCAGGTAATAGAGCAAGCGTCATGGTTATCGAATACAACAGGGCGCAACTGGCAATATAGCCACATTCTACTGATTGACTTCCAATCCCTAAAGGTAGGACGGGTTAGATTTGGCTTAGATATTGGCGGCGTAGCACATGCAATCGCGGCGATCAGCAATGATAATATTCGAGCCGCTGGATACTGGCAACTCGCAGAACAGCCGACCTATTGGCGGCAGTACAATACAGCGACCTACTCATACACCGAGATGGGATATGGTGACGAAGCCAACGCAATTGGTCTGAGATACCGAGTGCCGGTCACAGCGTCTCAATCCATGCGTGCTATCTGTGCAACGGTCAAGAGTGAGGGCGGGGGCGATTTGCACGAGATAGCGGGC